ACGACACCTGTTAATCTTCTAAGTCCTGTTTGTTTAAAACCTTCTACTTGTAGTTCTCTGAGTCCTCTTTGTATTGTGTTGAAACCTGTTCTAATAATCTCGGCAGGGAAAGCAACAAACGTTCCAAGAGGTAATCTTCTAAGTGTTTTAATAAACTCGCCAACATATTCGTAGTTAGGTATGTTGTGTTTAGTAATCTGAGCAGCCATATTTTCATAGAAAGTTTCTACTAGTTTGTCTCCTTCTAGCCTGACACCTTGATTACCAAGAGTTAAGAATCTACCATCAGGACTAATATCCACCACCCGGTCAAAGATAGGATCGTTTCTAGTTACTTTTCTACCAAGTAGTTTACTGTATGCCTGCATGTTTTTAGGATCAAAAATATTCTTTGAGTTAATACCTAGAACTTTAAAGTTTTGTTTTAACGACTCTAACTCTGCTTCAAAGTTAAAATTTTTCCATAAATTATCTTCAGCTAAATATGCTCTTCTCGCTTTCTCTGCTAATTTACTTGTTCTCCCCAATAAAGTATTCATGGCTCCATTGAAGTTACCTGTATAAAAATCAGTTCCCACTTCTTTTGCTAGAGCGTCTATGTCTCCTGCAATAGGGTTGGTGCCGTTAATACCCAGTCTTTGATTTCTTAATCTTCTAGTTTGTGACTCTACGTCATTACCTGTTATATCTTTCAGTGATCTTCTAAATAATCTAGCTGTCTTTGCAGGGTTTTGAAAAAGAATGTTACCATTCATCGTGGTAAATAAAGCAGCAGATATTACGTTTCGAACGTGAGTGAAAGGAGAGTAAATAGTTTTAGCTTGTTGAGATATACTTTTAGGAACTAAGACCATCCACTTGTATAGATTATTTAAAGTATTGTCGGCTATCATTTTATCTGTATTGGTGATTGCCTCCGCCACAGGTTTAAAAGTGTACTTACCTTCCAAAACACTAGGCACAAGAGTTCCGTTAGTGGTTTCTATTCTTACGATATCTTTATCTAAATCTAAGTTTACATCTTTATACTCTGGTAAATTTTTTACTGCTGCTTCAGCGTCGGCAGTTGAATTAAAAAACAAAGTGCTTTTTACTCCTCTCCCTGCTCCCGGTATGACACTAGGCTTTAAACTATCTTGAAACAATTTATTATGTGTCGCTAACTGAGCCATTATCTCAGATTGTTTTGCGTTGGTATTAGCAATGTTAAAGAAAGGATCTTCCACTTCTCCTAATAATTCTCTTATGGCTTTACTTTTAACAGTTCTCTTTTTAAAAATATCCTCATCAACGTCTAGTTTTATGTCATCTTTTAAAAATTTTCTAAAGTTTCCTATTGGTCCTGCTACTGATTCCTCAAATAAAGTTTTACCTTTAGTTTTTATAATTAATCTAACTGCATCTACAGCTTTTTGAGGTGCGATATTTTCTTCAAAGTTTTTTGTTTTTCTAAGGATCTCTTCTTCAATTTTTTGTTGTATTGTAATTTTTCTTTCTCTTTCTATTCTAGGATCTCTTCTCCCAGTGGTCATGGGGTCTGTTTGACGCTCCGCTCCTCTTCGCATTACTGCCTCTTCAGCCTCCGCTCTAGTTACTCTACTATTTCTATAGGCGTTAGTTAAAGCTTTAGTAAATACTCTTTGTGCTCTATTAATAACTTCTTGTGTTGGTCTAAACTGATCATCAGAAAATAATTTTTTAATAATTCCTTTGTCTCTTTTAAATAACCTGTACTCTCTGTTAATATATTTTCCTAACTGACTATTAAAAGTTTCACTTAATTTACCCGCATTTTCTAGAACTGCGTTAGCTATATCTTCTTCGTCTTTTGATAAAGTTTTTAATTTTTTAACTGCTCTAGCTTCTTTAATTAAAGGCTGTAGTAATTGTTTATCTAGAGTTATTGAGTTTAAATCTATTTGATATCTTGCATTCAATAGTGAGTTTTCAAACTGAGCTATATCATCGTCAGAGGCTTTTAAAGTATTCTTCATAAAATCATGTAGCCGTTCTCTCTTTTGAAAGGCAGGATTGTTTACTTCTATTTCTTTCCCCGTTCTAGTAACCTTTGTTTTTACTTTGGGGGTGGAGTATGCAGCTTCAGGCACCGCCTCTTTTAAAATGTTACCCTTACCATCAAATACGAAATCTGCTTTTTTAAAGTCACCAAAATCAGTTAGCCTGTCATTTACAAGTTTTTGAAACTGATTAAATACTTGTTCTTTTTGACCACCCGCATTTTTAAGTGCTTGCTTGGAAATATTTTCTGCACTCTTTGCTAAATTATCTACAAAAAACTGTGACTTTAAAGCATAGGTTGTAGCTATTTGATCTCCATCTTTTAAAATATTAAATGCTCTTTTACCTAGTACGCTGTTGGGAGTTAGTTTATTTAATGCTGTGCCCAATACACTTTGTAGTGGGCTTTTATCAAACTGTCTTGCAAGAGGAGAGGCCTTTAATGCTTTTGATGTCCCTGTAATTATTGTTCCTAAACCCGCTCCTAAAGCACCACTTTCCACCGCAAACTTAAAACGATTGGTAAATCTTCTAAATGCTTCTTCTCTACCTTCCGCACCCTCTCTTTGGTCTGTGGCTGTGGGACCACCAAGAACATCACCAATAGTTCCAAAGTCATCGGTGTAAGCAATACCTTCACCTATGGTTGATCCTAATAAGCCTGCTCCACCTATTTTAAATTTTCTACCAAGGTCTGCTTTACCTGTGACTTGATCTATATCGTCTCTTGTTCTACTTGCTCTAACTTTTTTTGCTACTTGCTTATCTGTGTATTTGCCTGCTTTTTTAGCGTTGATTGCTTTTCTAGCAAGTCCTGTGCCTATTTTATAACCCGCAACTCCCGGTATACCTAATTGGATAAGTCCTTCAGTTATCTTACCTGCAACAGTTTTTTCTGCTACTTCTTCAAAAGGATTTATCTTATCAAAAAATTCTTCAACGCCAGTGGCTGTGTCTGTATCTAGTCCTAAGTCAACTAACTCTGCACCAATTGATACAAAACCTTCTGGCACTTTTAAAACACCTGATGCTATACCTGCAAAAAAACCTTTGAAAAATCCTGGGGATTTATCTTCTTTTTCTTTTGATTCTAAATGATCAAGAATTTTTTGTTTAGCTTCATCGTTAGAAAGCCCTTCAGGGAGATTATATTTTTGCCCTTCGTATCTATATATCGGCATAAAACCTCCTAGGTTAAATCAGTTATTGTTTCGTCTGTGGCTGTAGTTGTTTCTTCTTCATCTGGATTAGGAAATCTTTCCATGGCTTTTATATTCGCTCTATTTGTTGCTTCTTCTACTTTAAGTCCTTCTTCTTTTACATATAAATCAACTAACTTATCTACGTATTCATTTCTTTGTTCTGATAAAGACTTACCTGCTTTTTGTGATGTAATTTCAATTGATTTTGCATAAGCATCTTCCATAGACATATCAGGATTAGCTTTCATTATGTCTTGCACCAATTGTCCAAAGGTCCCCGTCTTTTGAGTTCTACCTAACTCATCCTCTGCACCTTTGATTGCTAGCATTTCAATTGCTCTTTCGTCTTTCAACGATTCTCTACCTAAAGCTGCAAAAGTTTGTAGTGGATCTTTAGCAGATTTGGCAATCTTCTCTGCAAAGTTGCCTCCTCTAGCAGATGCTAAGTTTAAACCAAACTGTGCTAGTTGAAGTAACCCTTGTTGTTTTAGTCCTTCTTTAGGATCACCTAAAATTCTTTTATATAATTCAGATCTTTCTTTCACTAAATTTTCTAGTTCTGTTAATTTATTTCGTTCATCCCCTGAAGCTGCAAAACCAGAGTCTGCTAACTCCTCTTGCTCTCTATCTACTGTGTCAGACACAATCGCCTCAGATGGTCTAGCAGATTTTGCTAAGTTTTCTGCACCTTGTTCCATTTCAGTGGCTAATCTTAAAGTAGATTTTTTGGGAACCTTGGTGTCTTTCTTATCTTTTTGAGGATTTCTAGGATTTTTACTTACTTGTGTTAGTGTTCCAGGTTCAATGACCTCCTCAACTTTTCTAGTGACTATGCCACGAGGAGTTCTTTGTTCAATAGTTCTAACTCTAACAATATCTCCGTTAGGTTTTGTAATAATCTCTTCATCTATAACTTTAACTTCTCCTGCTGCTTGATAATTAACAACTCCACCATTTGCAAATGCAGGCAAGCCATACATGCGTAGTTGGTCCGTGGTTGGTCGTCGTTGAAAAAGAGGTCTGTCTAAGATAGCCATTATCCTAGTAACGAGCTAATACCGCCCGTTCCTCCCAAGGCACCTAAGGTGCTAAGACCTGCAATACCTAAACCTGCAACTTGTTGAAATAAAGACGGAGCAGGCTGTTGTGTAAATTGAACTTGTGAAGAAGGCACTCCTCGTAAAACATCAGATGCAAATCCTACTCTTCTAAAAGGTTCCTGTTGTCTGGCTAGTTCTGTTCTTCTAGCAGCTTCTAATTCATTTTGTAATTGTTGTTGTTGAACTCCACCAACACTTAATAATCTGTTAATATCAACTCCACCTAATCTTTGTCCTGCTTCACCCAATCCAACTTGTGCTTGACCTGCTTGTAGTGTTTGCACTCCAAGTTGTCCTAGTTGTTGTGCAGTTCTTTGTTGTGCCTGTTGTGCTTGTAAAAAGTTTCGTGATAGATCTTCAAAAATTCTTTGCGATTTTACCTGTGCTAAGTTTCTAGCTTCCTCTGCTTCACGGACACCGAACCTTGCACCACCAAAAGCTCCTGCTGCTACAGCTTCGGCAGCGGTTCGTTGTTTTTGAATATTTGCCTGTCTGTCAAGTTCAGCTAATGCTTGTTGTGTAACTTGTTGAGAGAAAGGATTCATAAACGTAGATATCTGAGAAGGATCTAATGTTTGAACTCCTGCACCGATGGCACCTAGCCCTGCACCCACTGTTGTCGATGCGGCATCTAAAAATGGTTGATAAGCACCTAGTCCTTCTTGCGCTTTGGCAACTGCCGTTTCTTGCGCTTGAGTTAGTGGTGCAACTTGTTGAGCAGGGACAGTCTGAGGCACACCTGCTAAACCTCTAATTCTTAATAAATATTCTTCATCAGTCTCTCCCGGTAGTTTTGGAGGAGGTATTTCCCCCGGTGCTAAAGGAATACCAAAAGTGGTTGCTAATAGTTGTTCCGCTCTATCTTCTATGAACGGGGCTTGTCTTTGCATTAAAACTTGATCTACCATTATGCTACCTTGCTTTCAAATTTATCCATCATGTCGTACATTTGTTTTGCACCCCTACGACGCTGTTCTAACTTATCACCTTTTTTAGCGCCATTCAATGCACCTAATCCTCTAACTGCCTTTGCAGTCATGACAAACTCACCATCACTTAACATAGCAGGAATGTCATCAGACTTTTCTGTACCGGGACCAGAGATCTGCCCTGTCTTTCTAGGAAAACCTCCATCTTTTAAACTTCTATATGTTGGTGCTGCTGCACCGTATGATCCTGTTGCAGGATCAAAATAACTCACACCAGGTTGACTAGCATCTAAAGGAGCGATACTGCCTGGTGTTACTGCATCAGGTATAGCTACTCCTTCTTCCTCATCCTCCATTGCGCTTAAAGCTCCAACAGCTCCTAGTCCTAACGCACCTGCAGTCAATGGTTTATCTTTTATAAATCCACCTACTTTTTGTAATAAAGATTGCTCTGCAGCTTTGGTTGCTTGTAATGCTCCCTGTTGCCCTGCAGCCATAGCACTTGCATTTGTAGGAACTGCAGTCGCAGCAGCTTGTCCTCCTAGTCCTGTTACAGTGCCGACACTGGAGCCAAGAGCAGCCAACCCTTGTCCTCCAACTAATCCTGCGCTAGCTCCCAAGGCTCCTAAACCATAACCCATCAAAGCAGATGTTGCTATGTTTGCCGGGTTGTCTCCTCTAACTGCTGATCCTATTCCTGCACCAATGGAGGCACCAACTGGCCCTGCAACTGCAAAACCTATCGCCCCTGTGACTGCTGGTAGGATCTTCTTAAACATTTTACTCCTCGCCTGTAGCTGCACCACTGAATAAGTTAGGTGCTATTACGTTGACATCTCTTCTAATGTCTTCCTCTTTTGTTTCTGTTTCTGGATTGTCAATATCTGCCTGACACTCCTCGTGTGAAGTATACTCTTGACCTGTTTTGGTGTTGGTAACTGTTGTCTCTACCTTGGCACTATAAACAGGGATTTTTTTACCGCCTATCGTGTCATAACGCAATAGAACGGGTTCATCTACTATTTTCGCCATAATATAGTTTTATAGGCGAAAAACTAGGAAATCAATATTATTATTGCTGTTGTTTTACCTCAAGTAAGGATACTTCAACCATGGCTCTTGGTGCTGCATTTGCTTGCACTTTTAAAGAGTCCCCCTCTTGATAAACCATGCTTGTGCTTATGGTGTTTGTGTTGGTCGCTGAAACGTCAACTTGAAATATTTGAAAATCTGCACTGCCGTCGTTGTGATCAATGTTTACAGTCACTGAAGAACTACCATCATAGTTATGAACATTAATTGTTTTGACTATAAAGGTAGACACCGGCAAAGGCGGTGTGGATGCAACATTAGCAGTGGGCACTGTAAAAACAGTGGTCAAATCTGTTGTTGTTACGTTAGTTATAAATCTTTTAAATACATCAGCCATTAGAAAAAAACCAACTTCTTCGTGTAGACTCCTCTTGTGTTTCTTGAGTATATGAACTATTTAGTTGTAATATTAAATCCTCTAATTGTCTAATAAGTTCAGCTTGTTGTCCTCTTTCATACTCATCTCTGGGATCTGGAAATCTAGTTATAGTTAATTTTGCCATATTTTTTCCCCATCAAAAATCCAAGAATAAAAGATACTCCTATAAAACTAACTATTAAAAGTGTGTGCCATAATAAAAACATCACTCATCATACCCTGTTTTTATCGCTAAAGTAATCCTAAATATTTTTGTAATTGTGGGTAAGGCTCTATGCAATATTTTAGAGTTGAAAACAATACCTCTATTAAACGTGGGGTAAATTACATATGAAGTATTATCCTTGATTAAAAACTCAGTGCCCCCTCCGTGAGAAGAGTCAAACTCTTTATTGATTCCTACTAAAATCGTTTCTTGTCCATCGTCAGGGTGAAAATCACCGTGCTGTGTATAAGTTTGTCCGTTAGCGTAAATTCTTTTTATAGGTTTTTTTATTTTTGTTTTTAAATAATCTACCTCGGTTTTAAGAGAGCTAGAGTCATCTAAAGGACAATGCCAAAACGAGGTGTCGTCTTCTGGTCTGGTATAATGTAATATCCAGGGGCAATATGGATCTGTAAGTTTGTTGTGTATACTTTCTATTAAATCTTTTTCTAAATAATTATCTTTATATTTTAACTGATCACTAATTATTGTAAAATTATCTTCTTCCATCTGGTTGAATGTCAAAACGCTGTGTCCCCAATCTCCATGCTGTTCCTGTTGTGTTTGATACTACATTAACTGTAAATTCTCTACCCCTACCTCTCAAACTTACAAAGTCTGTTGTATCACTGAAGGTAGTTGTTTTAGTTACAGATGTGCTATTATTTGGATAATTTTTAAATTCAAGTTTTGCATTAAGTGTTCCAAGTTGATCCTCTACGTCAGGTATTAACTTAGATACAAACGCAAACTCATCACCTTGTGCTATTTGAACAACGCCTGATTTTACAAATGCTGTAATTGCTGCACCATCAGCATCATTACCTGTTTCATGTAAAAACATTTGTGTCGCTCCGTCTGTCAAACCTAAAATAACTTCATTGTTGGCAGTAGTATTTTCAAAATATTCTGACGCTACTGGATTATCAAAAACTTCTCTATCTATCCATGTGGTTCTAGCTAAAGTGCCTGTCCACCACGTGCCTTCCAAATAGTTGTAAGCGACAATAGCGTTTATCTGATCAGAGCCTGTTCTTGGATAAAACCACATGATCTCATTAAACTCTCCATTGTGCCCTGCAAAAGCATTTTCTGAACCTGTAATATTAATATTGTTAAATATAAATTGTTCCACGGTGCATGGTAATTTTTTTACTGATCCATCAAATAAAAAGAAAGAGTCTTGCGACATCCAATAACTTATACCGTTAATGTCAACAGCGGCATGACTACCTATTGCACCACAGTTTTGACCTAATTGTCTTAAACCAAAAGTAAAAGGTGGTCCTATAAATTGCATTGCATGTAAAGATGTGTCCGTCCAAATAAGTATTTGACCTCTGGATCTCTCAGCGGCCACGATCCGTGATCCATCAGCTATTCGCAATGAACCTGCTGTGTTTTCTGCCGTCGGTTGATATGTATTAATATCTTCTTGATTTGAAAATCTTATAAGTAAATCATCTTGTGGATTTGTCCCACCAATTGTTTTTTGTGTACCCATGAACACTAAGTGCCTGTCAGGTGTAGAAACTAAACCTAATCTAGATTTAGTTGGAGCATTAGTAATCGCTGTTGCTCTTGTTGATACACCTAAGGAAGGCTTCCATTCAAAAGCCCCACCGTTTAAAACTGTAGCAATTAAATTTTCACCAAAATTATCTAATGACCATTGTCTAGCCTCTAGTGTAACATTAGATGTTGATGAAGGAGTACCCCATGTGCCACTACCCCAACCATCCGTGCCCCAACCAAAAGCAGATGTGGATAATTCAGGTCCAATAGAAATTTGATATTTTGCATTACCACTACCTCCACCTCCTGAGGTTGACCCAGAGGCAGTGCTTGTGTGCGTGACTACGTAAGCATCAGTGTTAGCAACTGATGTTATTTCAAATTCTTTGTTCATATCTAAGCCGTCAATAGCAGAGAATGAATCAAATGTTACAAAATCCCCTTTCACTGCACCATGTGAAGTATCTGTAACAACAACTGATGTGGTTGCGTTGGTTGTGAATGGATTAGTAAGAGCTTGAGTTTCTCTTAGAGGAGTAACATCATAAGCAAGTCCCTCTGTAATAATGTATAATTTTCTATCTGTGCCTACTGCGTTAAATCTTATACCATCTAAATCAACAAAAGCGTGTTGATCTCGAGCCACACCTACTAGGCTTGTGGCTATAAACTTTTCCCAACCTTTAATTTTCTGTGCAGATCCTTGAAAAAAACGCACCATATCTCCATCAGTCCACTTACCTTGACCTGTATAGTCGGTGACTTCCTTGTTTATTCCTGGCGCTGGTCTAAAATTTACTAATGGCATGTGATTAATATACTATAAAAAATATCCTAGTCTACCACTTCTAGCTTCATGTTAAAAGCCATTGAATATCTTGGTTTTTGTCCCTTATGCATTGACACTCTGTGTTTACATAAAGCTGGAAACAAAACCAGCATGTTGTCTTTTAATTCTAAGTCCTGTTGATAATCTTCAAACCACATCAAAGTTGCAGTTGGTACCTCGAAATAAAAAGATCCTGAAAAATTACAAAAATTATGTATGTGATCTACTGTATGATCGCCCTCATCATGTTTCATACCCCAAGAATCTTCATAACCTATTTTTATCTTTTGGTTAGCACAAGGGTTTCTTAGATTAATTACATTGTAAAGATTTTCTGCAATAGATATGTGAATTTTTTTAAAATCTTCATCTTTCAACAACTCTGTCCAGTCAGTCATTTTGCCTTTGACATTTGTTTTGTAATCTAATTCGTTAGATTTATTTGTTTTTTGAGCTATTTTATTTTTTAAAAGTTCTAAATATTGCAGGTCTTCCAAAAAGTTTTCAAATATGTATATACTGTTAATTGATGAACAGTTGCTTTGTATTAATTTAAGTTTCATTTTTTTTACCTATTAAAGCAGCAACGTGTCCTTTGTAGGCTCTATTACCAAAGTGTGTTAAAGGCATTGCTAAGTCTGCCCATATATCTCCTCCACACTCTTGCCATAACCTTGAAAAGTAATAATCTTCTGACAAGTATCTTTTCATCCCTGTAGTCTCATAAGGGCCCACAGCAAACAAGTCGTAACAATTGTTAGATGCGTAGTGTACGCCATTTACAATTTGATCTGTTTCATATTTTCTCTCTGGAAATTTTTTCATCATCGTTGTAAAAACTTCTCTTTTAACCAACATCATACCTGTGGCAGCCTCATTAACTTTAAAGAAACCATTTTCTCCTTTTAAATTTTTTGGGTCATCAAAGTTTACATTGTAGCCCAAGGCCCTAGCCTCCATTTCATCTGTGCTTATATCTGGGTACTCTTCTAAAATACCTTTTATTTTTTCTAAGTGTATGTGTTTTCTAGGGTATATACCACAGACTACATCTTTATCAGCACAAATTAATCTCTCAACATTTTTCCATTGAAATCCTATATCTGCATCAATAAACAATAAGTGAGTTGCAGCGAAATCTGTTTGATCTAGCATCATAGAAACTATTGTATTTCTAGCCCTAGTAATCAAACTCTCGTTACCCATAGTTTGTATTCTCATTTTTATACCTGATTTAATAGTCCAATTTTGAAGTTCTAACAATCCATGTAAGGTCGGCTCAGTAAGCAAGCCTCCATACATAGGCATCCCTAAAAATATTTTTAAATTTTTATCTTTTAATTCTTCTGGTTTAATCATTTGTTATCCTCTCTAATTAATTCTGTTTGAAAAGCAATCGACACCCTAAGTAAAGTGCTTAAGCGAGTTGGTCCTAAACCCCTATGTGGTCTATGACCATTGAAAATGACTAACCTATCTTCTACAAAAGAAACTGCCTCTTCAGCTAAGTTATTGTGATTATATATAATAAACTCTCCTCCAAACCTAGGTTCCCAGTTAGGCGTAGCAAAATATAGATATGTTGGTAAACCGTCTACAGAGGAGTCTGTATGAATGTCTCCATCGTAACCAGAAGGGTGCACATTCAAATGCCATCTATAAATTCGTGAGTTTGTGTGTTTAAAGTTTTGTTCATGTATCAAGGTAATTTTTTTATATAGATCATAAATACAAGGTATAAAAAAATCAGTGTCATTTTCATTAGAGGTAAAACTATCTACGTGGTTTTTATCGGCACCATAATTGGTAAAACTAAGTTTCATGCCACCGTTTTGTATATTATGAAAAAAATAATTTAGTAATTCTTTATCATTTAAAAAATTTTCTACAATCATTGTTTTAAACATAATTTATATTTATTATAATCCTAGCTTTTGTGTCAGACGCATATCTGTTACAATGCATTGTGCTAGCGTCAAAAACTAAAAGTCTATTTTCAATTGCCTCCACCTCATATTTTTCTTCTTTTCCTAGGATGGTTGGACCATTATTTGTATTCATATATAAGATAGCAGTTTTAAAGTTTGCCTCAGTATCATCAAACAACTTATAGGCATCAGTATCTTTATGCCATTGAACGTATAAGGGACTCTCTGATTTTAAAGTTAGATTACCTCTCATCCAAAACATTGCTCTAATATCTAATAAAGGGTTTAATAAGTTAAATACTTGATCAAATAAATCTGAGCATACTCTATGATCAGGACCATACATATAATGAGTAAAAAAATATGTTCCGTCAGTAACATCATCATTAACAGTAGCATGATTATAGAACCAGGCAGTATGAGGTGAGAACATAGTTTTTTGTAAATTTTTAAAATCATCTTGTTTTAAAGCGTTGTCTAATATTTTGTATTGCATTTTACCAATAAATCTCCTTACTCTTAAAAAACGGTCTATCTGTCGTTAATATTTTAGCGGTTACAATTTTTTGTTCATGGTCTTTATTTTTTGATTCAAACATGAAGGGCATCCAGTAAGGTATGCAGTGCAAATACTTTTCCTCTAGTTTAAAAAAGTATGTTTTGTTTGAATAAATTACATTTAACTTTAAATCTTTAATATCATGAGTATAAAAAAAATTAAATGTTCTGTCGTTAGGAAACAACATAAAGTCTGTGTTATTCGTAAATTTATAAATTGATGAGCAATCCTCGTAGTCATGTGTATCTTCAATTTTAAAATCAAAATCATTTTTTAAACAATTAGCTATATTCTTAAAAACAAAAAGTCTTAAGAGTTTTTCATCTTGTTTAAATTCTTTTAATTTCCATCTTATAACATAATTACTAATCATAACTTTTTCTCCTCCATACTTTTCTTTTATAATTGTCTACTATATTATCAAACAATCCAAAATTTTTATCTAATTTTTCTTGTGTGTCAAAATTTGTCACCTGCATTTTCCAATTTTCTCTTCTAAAGGGGAATACTAAAACAATTGGTTCTCCTTTTTTTAGTAAAAAGGTTTCATCATCTTTAAATTTTTTTAAAAAAAACGGGAAGTTTATTTCATTGTGACCATAACTATCAGTTTCGACAATTGCATCTAAGGTTCTAATAGCTCTCTCCTTTGAAGAATTAAAAGGATTGACAAATAAACAACTATAATCTCTCGGAGTCTCAATTATCCATGGGTTTAAATATTTAAAAGGTACAGTAAACTCATCTTCTCTTACAAAACCATTGTTAATTTGATATGTTTCGTGAGTTTCAATTCCAATATTAATATATGGATAGCTGTCTAAATTAAGTTCATCAGGTATTCTCCAATTTATAGCTAACTTATCGTCCTGTATTTCAGTCCAAAAGATGATGTCAAGCGGGTTTAATATAGCATATCCTGAAGTAAAAGAGTCAAGCAAAGGCATACATTTTTTAGCAGTTTTTTGAAGTTTAACTTTGTCCGTAAAGTTTGATAATTTTTTGTACCAATCAGGTACAAGTTTTTTTATTGGAACCGGATGTAACAACAAATTTTTATATCTAGATTTAAAAATTATTTTTTTCTCAAACATGAAGGAAGTCCGATGAAGGGTCTTGTGTCATATTTATTTTCCTCTGCACCTGGAGTATTGACATCGTTATAATGTAAAAAAACTTGCACACAGTCAGTCCCTGTAAATGCGTATCTCCAATGTTCCAAAATATTTCCCTTATAAGCAAGCATGTCGCCTGGTCTTAAATTCACCTCAACACCCTCGTTACCTTTGCCTCCAGTGGGATCAAGATAAATTGGCCAAGGATCTCCACCTAGGTTAAGTGTAGTAGAAATTTCACAAGAGAATCTATCCTTATGTCTGAAGAGAGTATCTCCGTATTTGTAAATTCTAGCAAAAGAATAGTTTTCATAAAGTTTTCTACCTGTTACTTTTTCCATTGTTGGTCTTAACTTTTTTAATAAAGTTTCCATAGCGATATCTGCATAATGAGCGTATGTATTTGGTATTTGTCCATCGCCCCACATACCCATATATTCTACATATGGAGATATAATTTTTGTGTATCTTAATGTATCTGTTACTTTTCTTTTCATTAAAAAATAGTCTTTTACAAAATCTGCTAACTCTATTGGTATTGCTTCTTTAATTACAACATAATTATTTTTTTCAAATGTATTTTCTTCGATGTCGTTACTCATTTTTCCTCTGATGTTACTTTGAAATTTAATGATACCGAAACCCGTGGTTCCTCTGATAAGTTCCTTGTTACGTGGTGTTCAATCCACGAAGGAAATAGTAAAAACCTTCCCTTTTGAGGAGGGATAGTGTATCTATAATCGTTAGTAGGCCAAAAAACTATTTGACCTGATTTTGGTGGAACTTTAAGATATACTACTGCAGATAGATCTGCAGGTCTATGTGTATGTTTATTAGTGCTCATATTCTTTTCATGAACATGACCCCAATAAGATATTACCTCTAATTTTACAGAGGTATAACTTTGTATATCATCTACAATTTTATGTAAGATAGGACTGTCAGGACATTTACAATCTTCAGATTCGGTATGACTAGGATCAGAACTAATCAGTTCATGCGAATTTTGAAGTACCAATTGTGCCAATTGATCAACATCCGCAGTGGTCTCACCCTCTACTACATCAACTTTAAAAATTGTATGTATGTTGCTTATATCCTTTTCCATTACTGCCATTTTTCTCCTTGATACCATATGACTATTGATAGACGTTGCCCACTTAATATAGGCGTTACTTGATGATAAACATAACTAGGAAAAACAATCATACTGCCTTTTATTCTTGATTGCTCAAAAAATTCAATTTTGTCTTCTTGTTTCTTATTAGGATGTATAGCAGAGTTATAAAACTGCAAGTCTCCACCTTCGTAACTATCTGAATCTACAAGCGGTATTACAGCAGAAATTTTTCTTTGATGTGACATTGATTTATTTAATTCAGGCTCAAAAGTATCTTGATGCCATCCGTAAAAATGTCCTTTTTTATAAATTGTAAATTGAATTGGCTCTGGTTCAGTCAAATTAAAGTTCCATTCTAATTGAGAATTAAGCTGACTCATTGCAGGAGCAACCCAGTCGTATATCCAAGTGTCTCTTAACCAAACGACTCTTGAGTCTCTTATGCCATCTGTTGGCCCTGCTTGAACAGTAGCGTCTTGTTCTTTTTGTTGAAAGGCTACATCAATTATGTCTTGACAAACATGATCAGGTAAAAGTTTTTCTGATATTACGGAATAGGGGCTAACAATCATTTCTAATAATATAGGATGATGTTATTGATTTTTAATCTAAAGTCAATGTAGGCCAGGTGATATTATTTTCGTTATATGAAGTGCTATCATTAGGAAAGTCTCTTAATTCTTGTCTATAAGTTTTAATTTTAGCGAGATTAGATTCTTGACCTGTAGCTTTGTAGGGACTGTCCTCAAGAACCATCCAATCACAATCAGATAATTTAGCATTTCTAAGCACTCTCACATAATCTACGTGATAGGGTTGATACTCATGAACCTGTCCTGTTTCAGCATCATAATACCAATGCTCTGCCACGGAATCGTTTGAAACTTCAATATAATCCTGTCCTCCAGCAATTGTTGGTCTAGAGTCCTCTACATATTGAACACGACTATTATCGTCAACTAAGACAAATTTTGCCATTAAGAAATATACTCCACTACTGTAACTTTACCTGCTTGACCAGCGCTACCAGAATTTGCTTGAGACATACCTCCACCACCAGGACCGCCTGATCCTACTGTGATTGGTTGACCTGCTGGAGCATATTGAGGACCACCTAAAATTTGAAAAGCTACACCAGCTCCTCCTCCTCCGCCGCCAGACGCTATGTTAAATAAATTTCCTCTACCACCAGTGCCACCATTACCTGCACTAAGAGAGCCGCCACTTGCAGTTCCACCAGCACCACCGCCAGGTGTAGGGGCTTGCCCTGGAGAGTTTCTACCACTTGTGCCACTTCCTCCCTTTGAGTATGATCCGGGGATGTTTCCTGTGGCGCTTCCGCCACCTCCGCCGCCACCAGCGCCCATGCTACCACCGCTACCGCCATTTGCAGTTGCGAAGCTACCAAAAGTTGAAGACTGACCGCTACTACCACCACTTCCATTTTTAGCACCGCCACCTCCGCCGCCGCCGCCAATAACTTCTACTGATACAAGTTGAGTGCCTGCAGCTGCAGTAAATGTGCCTGGTGAATTAAAAGTTGTAGTTGTTGAACTGCCTATACCACCACCAGCAGCGTCTTGAAAAGCTAAAGCTCCTGGTGCTGTCACAGTTAAAACCTGTCCTGTTGAACCAACTGATGTTAAACCTGTTCCACCCTTTGTAGTTGGAACGGTATCTAATCTATCGTTTGCAACTGTACCACTTGCAAGAGCAGTTGCATTTAAATCGGTAAGTGCAGAACCATTAAGGGCAGGTAAGGTCGCTGGAAATCTTGCATCAGGTATAGTCCCTGAGGCTAAGTCTGCAGCGTCTAAATTTGTTAAGTTTGCTCCACTGACTGCGGGCAAAGTAGCAGGAAATCTTGCATCTGGTAAAGTGCCTTTATTTAAAGCACCAGCGTCGGTTGATGAAGAAATTTCTACATTAAAATCTGAAGAACCATCACAATAAACAGCTGTATGTGCACCTTGTGTTATTAAAGTACCATTGGCTGTATGACCTGTAGCTGCAATAGTTAATGTTTGAGAACCTGTTGTATTGTTAAAAAAGATGTAGTTACTTTCAACAGCGGGAATAAAGACAACAATATCTCCTGTTAAAGCACCTGTAAGTTCAATTACTTTGTTAGAAGCCTCAGCAGTATCTGACGCATTAGCAGTTGAAAGAGTTATATTCGCAGAACCAGCAACAGATTTAGATAAATATCCTGCTGAAAAAGCATCGATAACATCTAAATTATTGTTAGTGTTTGTGCCCCATGTATTGGCGTTTGCGCCAGTTGCCATGAGTTCTAATTTTAGTCTATCTGAAAATGTACTACTCATTTTTTATACCTCTTAAAAATATATATTTTTTTGTTATCCTAGCAACATTTTTTTTATGCTGCATTTACCTCTGTCCATGTATTACTTGCTCCCGTGACAACATTTGCCCATGGTGTTTCAAATGTATCGCCTGTGATTATTGATAAATCAACACCTGTTACATTAACTGTAGCTCCTGCTTCTGGTGTTGCGGTGCCCTCAGCAAAACTTAAGGCCACTGTTGAAACATTTACTATTACACCTGTACCTACCTCTACAGTTTCTGTGCCAAGAGCAAAGGTGCTTGATAGACTACCAAGTGTAACTAATGCGTCTGCCTCTGCAACTGCGGTGCCGAGCGCAGAAGTCATTGACACGCCCACAGGATCTACCTGTGTAAATATATCAATAACTGGAGTGCCTAAAGCAAAATCTAGTTGATCCGAAGGCGCAATAACTCCTACATTGCCCTCACCAGTTATACCAGATGCACCTGATAAAGCAGCGCCAATTGTCAAACTATCTAAAGTTTCAACTGCTGTTCCAGTTTGTGAAGTTGTGCCTAACGCACTTGTCATCGACAAGCCTGTCGGGCTTACGATAACGCCTGTTCCAACTTCTTGTGTGGTTGTGCCTAACGCAGTAGACATGGACACGCTACTGACGTTAGTAATAAATTCTATGTTTTCATTCCATGCAAAAGAACCCCACGTAGATCTTCCCCAACCTGCATCAACTGAACCAGACGCAGTTTCGTCTCCTGCAGCAAAAGACATTGACAAGCTGCCAAGGACAACTCCTGCGCCTTCTTCAATAGCTAGTGCTCCGGATAGTTGTGTTTCAAAGGATAAACCTGTTGGAAAAATGACGTGTTCAGGTTCACCTACTGCTGTACCTAATGCAGATGTT